GGGGCGGAACGTGGTCTGCGAGTACGAGAGTCCTGGTGCGGCTGCCGAGGGCTGCAAGGTCGTCAAGTTCGACGACAACACCAAGGAGATCGTCCCCAAGTAGGGACCCATCTCGCAAGGACTTCACGACGCGGCACAGTCTGATACCGTAGACTGTCGGCGAGGGAGCCACCAGGATGAGCGGTGGTGGTTCTTGATTCGATGAAAGAGAAAGCCGCTCATAAGCTACTTGCTCGCTTCCAAGAAGCGCTCAATGGTGCTTCCTGCCTCTACCTCGGAGCCAAGGATTCCTACGAGTTCAGGGATCTTCTGGTCGATCTCGTGGAGTCCACGGTCCTCGACCTCGAGGAGCAGGACACCTTCCGACCCCCGGAGGCCATGCTCGCGGCCGTGCGTCGCGGGATCGCCGAGCGGGAGAAGTTCAAGGTCCGGACCCCGGACAACGCCATGCCCTTCGCTCAGCGGATCTTGGACCGCAAGCCCTTCACCGTCCAGGAGCTCAAGGACCTCCGCACCTGGTTCCGTCGGGGCGAGAAGTTCAAGAACACTCCCCCCGATGAGGGGATGGGTGGCGTCTGCTGGAAGCTCATGGGCGGGGACGCGGGGCAGCAGTGGGTGGAGAAGCTCCTCGCTCGGATCGAGAAGTCCGAGGCGCAGGAAGCGGAGAGCGATCCAGAAGGGGATCTGGAGGAGCAGGAGCCCGAGAAGCAAAACGGCTTCGACGTCACGGAGAATGAGCTCAGGTTCCGGGTCCGCAATCCCGACGACTTCCGGCCCGACACCTTCCGACGCAAGGAGCTACCGGGTGCCAAGGGCATCGCCATCGTGACCGGACGCCTCAAGTCCGAGAAGGTTCCGGAGGGCGGCGATCCGACTTCGGCGGTCACCCAGTCCTATCGATTCGAACGCAAGACCGAGGAGAATCCCGAGGGATGGACCTTGGGCGCGGCGAAGGCCTGGGTCGAGAAGAACGTCAAGGAGAGCATCCCGGTCCTCGAGTCGGATGCCCCGCAGATGGCTCAGGTGATCGGCTACCGTCGGGTGCCCCGCGAGCTCGCTCGGCTGAACCTCGAGGATCCGGATCTGGCCGTGTGTGGCGCGAGCGCCCGTCGGCTCTTCGAGCAGACCATCGACGGATCCGCCTGTTACGTCCTGCGCCTGGCTCTGCTCGATGGTGATGACGGAGAATCCATGGAACTCCGTGAGTCCGAGGAGTACTCACTGGAGGACCTCGATCTCAGATACATCCCGAGCGAGGCCGTGGATCCCATGACCGGCATGCGCAATCTCGGCGAGAGTGCGTGGTTCGGACTCGATGCTCCGGATGCGTGGACGATGCACGGGGGACGCGAGTTCGCCAGCCGAGGAAAGCTCCGTTACGTCACGACCCTGCCGATCGAGCTGGCGGGTCCGCCCCAGCTCGGGCACGACCAGGTAAAGCTCCAGGGTGAGCGCGTGATGGAGATCGTGCGCCCGCCGCCCATACCCGGACAGCTCTCGCTCTTCGACCAGGAGGCCTCAGGATGTTGAAGAAGTTTCTCGAGTCGCATGCTCTGACCTTCACCCGCCTGTGCGAGGCGACCGGCAAGTCCTGGGACGTCGTGCTCATCGAAGCGGGGAAGTCGGCGAACCGTCGCTTCTACCCGCCGGCGGTGCTGCGTGCAGCGATCTCCCTCTTCGAGGGCGCGCGGTGCTGCGCCTACCGCTACGGCAAGAAGCTCGATTCCGACGACGACTTCAATCACCTGCCCGATGGTGAGGCTCGCCAGTTCCCTGGCGGCTTCGCGGAAAACACCGTCGGTTTCTTCGAGAAAGTGAGGTACGGGAATTTCGAGCGTCCGGACGGAAGCACAGGAGAAGGTCTCCTCGCTCGCTTCCAGATCCTGGAGGGCGCTGAATGGCTCCGCAAGAATTTGAGGGACGCCTTCAATCAGGGGCGTTCCGACATATTGGGCTTCTCGATCGACGCCGAAGGCGAAGCTCGAGAGGCAATCGTGAACGGCGAACGCGTCACCCTGGTGGAGCGTATCGCGAAGGTGACATCCACCGATGTGGTGACGACTCCGGCGGCGGGCGGTTCCCTCCTCCGGTTGGTTGCCAGCGTGACTAAGGAGGCTACCGTGGATCTGCTGGAGATGCTCCGCAGGATGCGCCCCCACCTGCTCGAAGGGCTGGCGGCGAGAACCGGAACCGAAGCCGAGACCGCGTATCTGACCCGCGTACTGGAGGCCATACTCGGCCGAGTGCGCCGGACATGGCAGGAGACCGAGGCCTCGGCCCCGGAGTTCCTCGAAGCCAGCTCGCTGATGAAGGCGATCGAGGGCGCGATGCAGTTGCTCAAGGCCGGCAAAGTTCAGGAGGCGATGAGTGCTCTGCGCTCGATGATCGCCGCACTGACCCCCGATGCTGCGCCCGCTCCCGCTCCCGCTCCCGCCGCACCCGCAGCCGAGAGCACTCCGGGTAATCCCGCCCTGGTGATCCCGCACACGCAGACCCCCCCGTCCGGGGCGACTCCGGTGCAGGAAGCAGCGGCATCCGCAGCTCCCTCCCCGGAGCAGCTCACGAACCTCTACTCGCAGATGCAGGCACGAGAAGCCGCGCTGCGGGTCCGTGAGCGCGTGAGCGCCTCGGGTCTCAAGGAGGAAGCGCAGCAGCGCTTGATCAAGATGTTCGAGGGCAAGGCTCCCTCCAACATCGAGATCGATGCGCAGATCGAGTCCATGCGCTCCTTCGTCTCCAGCTTCTCCGAGAGCGGACGGCCGATGGGACTGGGTTCAGCCCAGGCCGTGCCCCGCGCGATCGGCGGCGGTCACGGAGGCCTGACCGAGAGACGCCGCATGGCGCTCGAAGGCATGATCTGTAACCGTGACCTCAAGGACGCGGCGGACAACATCGTCCCGCGGTACACCTCGTTCGTCGAGGCCTACGGCGAGCTCACCAACGACTGGGGCCCCATCCGGGGAATGCAGCGCAAGATGTGGAACATCTTGAGCATGGCCCTCCCGCAGTCGTTCAACGACACTCCCAGGGAGCACAACCAGATGCTCCAGGAGTCGTGGCCAACGATCTGCCGGACCTTGCGGCTCAACGAGCAGACGACCACCACGGACATCCCGTTCCTAGTCGCCGACGTGATCCAGAAACGTCTGCAGAAGGAGCGCGAGCAGGATCCCCGCAACGACTGGCGCAAGATCGTCAGCAACCCGCGGGCGAACCTCAAGGACGCAACCTCGCCGATGCGGATCATCCGCCTGGGTGACGTCCAGGATCTCCAGGTCGTGGCGCAGGATGGCGTGTACGCGGAGCTCACTCCCGACCCCATGGTCGACGAGCAGGAGACCTACACCCCGTCCAAGCTCGGCGGAACCAAGTCCTTCACCTGGGAAGACTTCCTCGCCGACAACCTGCAGGCGCTGGCAGCGATCCCGAAGCTCCTGGCACAGAGCGCGAACCGCGTGGTCTTCAACGCCGTCTGGAACATCATCGAGTCGAACCAGGCGATCCAGGGTAACAACCTGATCTCCGTGGCCAACAACAACGACCTGGGAGTGGTCGCTCTCACGGGTCCCAACGTGATCGCCGCACGCACGGTATTCCGAAAGCAGACCAGCTTCGGAGCCGGCACCCGGTTGGGCTCGCCCCCGAAGTTCTTGCTCACCACGATCGACCAGGAAGGGCTGGCCGAGGAGGCGACGGGCTCGGAATTCAAGATCAACGCGACCGAGGATTCGACCCTGATCAACGTGATTAAGCGGTTCAAGATCGAACCGTTCTCCACGTTGGGACTGGGCGTGACTGCACCTCGCGAGAACGACTGGTATCTCGCCGGCGACCCGAACCAGATGGATACCATCGAGGTCGGATTCCTCGGCGGGCGCGACACTCCCGAGATGTTCGTCCAGGGTCAGCAGACCCCGACCGCCGGTCTGTTCTTCGACCGGGATCGGGTCCGCTTCAAGGTCCGGTACGTCTTCGGCGTCGGTCTCTTGGACTTCCGCTGGATCGTCGGAAACCGCATCTGATCTGATCTAGCTCTGCTCCGGGTGTCCTGGGAGCAGGATTGACGAGTACCCCTCCCAGTCCTGCGACCAGGCCCCGGTGCGGTGCACAAGGAAGGACCTACGATGGCCTTCGATCGAGACTCAGTCCTGAGGGGTGTGAAGGCGAAGCTGCGCGACGAAGCGCGGTTCATCCCCCCCCAGGATACCGAGCTCGCGATCGACGAGGCCTTGGACATCGTGACCGAGGATCTCCCGCAGGAGAAGGTCGTGGACATCGCGGGCGACGGGTCCTCCGACTACCCGGTCCCGACCGAATTCTTCCGCAGTGAGTCCGACATCAGGGGCGTCGAGTATCCCGCGGGCGAACGTCCCCCGCAGTTCGTCGATCGCTACGACGACTGGTTCTTGTACGAGGATCCGACGCAGGCTCCGGACGTGATGCGCCTGCGGTTCAATGAGTCGATCCCCGGCGTGGGACAGACCGTGCGCGTCACGTTCACCACGGTGTGGACGCTGACCTCGGACACTACGGATCTCACCCGCCAAGCATTCCGAGCGATACAGTTCAAGGCCCTGGTCATCCTGATGCGGAGCTTGGCTGCCAAGTTCACGGAGGGCGCGGCCCCGTCGATCGGTGCCGATTCCGTGGACTACCAGGCCGCGGCGCAAAATTTCCTCTTCCTGTCCGAGCGGTGGGAAGCCGAGTACAAGAAGGCCGTGCGCATCTCCGCTCCGGTCAAGGCCGCGGGCGTCAAGGCCGAGGCGGACATCAAGTTCAAGCACGGCGAGGACTTCATCTGGCATCCCTCGAGGAGGCGCTGATCGTGGCCTTCAAGATCGGGATCGAGACACCGGATCTGCCTGAGATGTTGAAGCCCGGACGGTTCCGCCGACTCATCGATGACCTGTACTCCGCGGGCATCGACACGTTCAATGCAGGGACCCTGCGCCCTGCGCTGGTAGAAGCGTCGACCTCGGTGACCGGAGATCTCCGCAGCTCATGGCAGACGGACCCGGCCCGAGTGGTTGGCCGGATCATCACCGGTGCCGTGATATCCAGCGCGGTCCAAGCCCTGGTCATCGATGAGGGAGCGAAGAAGCACTTCCCTCCCGTGGGTGATCCAGACGGTCGACCGGAGCCAGCGCTCGCAACCTGGCTGCGCCGCAAGCCCGCGGTGTTCCGAGACCAGCGGACGGGCCGGGCCTTCAACTGGAGGGACCCAGGGGACCTGCGCCGCGCCGCCTTCCTCATCGGTAGGAAGTTCAAGCGCGAGGGCAAGCCCAAGCTCCTGATCTTCTCCAAGACGTTCACCAAGCTCCAGCCCCGGGCCCGTGCGGCGATGAGGGCCGTGGGCAAGAAGGTCTCGGCCGCGGTCCGAAAGGGCAGGCGGTAACCGTGAGCTGGGAGACCATCAGGGACAAGATGTCCGAGCTCCTGGAAGCTGTGCCCGACGTCGGCCAGGTCCACAAGTACAGACGGCACACGACCTTCTGGGACGGGTACTTCCGGACCCACACGAAGGACGGACTCTTCCACTCCTGGGAGATCACCCGGGTGGGATTGGCGGAGACCCTGCTGGCAATCGGTGGAGCGACCAGCGTCGAGCCCTGCTTCCGTGCCGTCCACTCGGTGGAGATCACGGGCCGCATGGCCGTCGATGACGACCGGGAAAGCGAGCTCATCTTCCAGGACCTCATCGAGAGGATCCGTGCGGACTTCCGGGCGGACACGACCTTCAGTGGTGTCCTCGAACTGCCAGCGAATCTGCAGGTCCCGGAGATCGGACACGATACCTTCGGCGGCGTATTGGTACACTTCGTTACGTTGACGCTCGCGGCCAGCGAGCGGGTAGGAGGATAGCGTGAGCGATCACCAGGCCCAGTGTGTGAAGCAGCACGAAGAGACCATCGAGGCGACTCGTCCGCGCGAGGGCGGCTGCCGTTCCGGTGGTTCTCAGACGATCGACGCTCCCAAGGTGAAGAAGCCGGCTCTCCGACCCGTGCCCTCTCCCGAAGACACCGGAGGTGACTGATGCCCTATCTCATCGCCAGAAGACTCCTGGCTCTCAAGCTCGAAGCAGTGGAGGGCGTCGCTGAGGCTCCCGGAGCTCCCGACGTGCTGCCCACGCTGATGGAACCAGAATGGGTACCGACCTTCAACGACTTCCCCCAGGAGGTCGTGCAGCCCTCATTCTCGAAGATCACGCACGTCTCGGGCGAGAAGTCCGCGCTCATCCGTTGGGCAACCCCGCTCAAGGGATCGGGTGCGGCCGGAACTCCGCCTCCGTCTCTGTCCGTGCCGTTCCAGATCTGTGGTCTCGGGGAGACCATCGTCGGTGGTGTGAGCGTGACCTACGCACCGGTGAGCGATAGTATCCCCTCGGCGACCGCGCTGCTGCAGGAGCTCTTTTCCGACGGCACGGTCAAGGA